TATCAAGGGAGAGATCATTGAAGTAACAGATGCTGAAGTAGTTCACAAGGGTATTGCAGGTCGTAAGTTCACACGATCATTTGCCCTTGGAGAATATATGGAAGTTACTGGGGCTGATATGAAGGATGGTATGTTACATATTAATGTAGATCGTATTATTCCTGAAGATAAAAAGCCTAAAACTATTAAGATAAAGTAACATTTAGACCACCGTCTAAAACAACCTGAGCAAGTTGTAAAACTGCTCATCTTTTGATATACTTATAGTACTAAACTTAGGAGGTTTTGTATGGCTGTTAAAGGCTCAGTAGAAGCAATTATTGAAATTGCAAAGAAAGAAGTTGGGACTATTGAAGGACCAAAGGATAACGAAACAAAGTACGGCGCATGGATGAAGGTTAACTTCCAGCCATGGTGTCAGTCATTCGTTTCTTGGTGTGCACACACTGCAGGAGTAGCAAAGTTCCCAAAGTCTGCATCAACAGTTGCAGCATCAGATGAATTTAAGAAGCAAGGTCGTTGGGCAGATGCTCGTAATGACGATCCAACCCCAGGAGACTGGATCTATTTTGATTTCCCAGATGATGGTGTAAATCGTATTTCACATGTTGGTCTTTGTATTAAGAATAATGGTGATGGAACAATCCAAGTTATTGAAGGAAATACTTCTGGAACTGCTAAGGGAGATCAGCGCAATGGCGGAATGTGCGTAGAAAAGACTCGTGCCTATGTAAAGAACAAGAAGGGTATCCTTAACGCTGTAGTTGGTTGGGGTCGTCCAGTTTATGCTGGTGAAGAAAATGCTCCATTGCTATCAAAGGCTGGAGTTGTAACTGAGGCACCTGCAGCAAAGGCTAAGAAGGCTGCTCCTGCAGCGTTTAAGCCACTTAAGAATGGTTCAAAGGGACAGGCAGTTAAGAATGTCCAAACCCTTCTTGGTCTAAAGGCTGATGGTGATTTTGGTTCTGGAACTGAAAAGGCAGTAAAAGCATTTCAGTCATCAAACAAACTTGCTCAAACAGGTATTGTAGATGTTATTACATTTAAGGCACTAAAGAGTAAGTAATGCCAGCATACGAATATCAATGCACTGGTACTTGTGAAGGTATAGTCATTAAAGTTCGTTCTATAAAAGATAACGATCCAGGGTATGAGTGTGAAACTTGCACTCTACCACTGGCTCGTGTATACTCTACTACAGAGGTAATTTTTAATGGTTCGGGATTTTATAAAACTGATAACAGAAAGTAGCGGTATACTATGAAGATGATGATCAAAGAAGAAGAAGCAGTTACGCAAGAGTGGATTCTTAAAGCAACAGATAGATGTGATTCTTGTGCAGCAGAGGCTTTGGTTAAGGTTAGTGGCATTAGTGGAGACTTAATGTTCTGTGGTCATCACTATAATAAGATTATGGATAATCCAGAAACTTATAAAAAAATGATGGCATTTATGCTAACGATCATTGATGAGCGTGAAAAACTTGTTGAGAACAAGGCGAAAGGTAAAGACTACTAATGTATGAATATTATGTAAGAAAAGTAGAGAATGTAGTAGATGGAGATACCATTGACGTTCTTATTGATTTAGGGTTTGATATCCTGTTTGCATCTCGTGTTAGACTGGCTGGTATTGATACCCCTGAGTCCCGCACAAAAGATCTTGCTGAGAAGGCTCTAGGTCTAGAAGCCAAGGAGTACTTAAAGAAGTCTCTTAAGGATGCTAAGTCTGTCATTATTAAGACTGAAAAGATGGACTCATCTGAAAAGTATGGTCGCATTTTAGGCTGGGTATATGTAGATGGCAATACCGTATCCCTTAACGATATGATGATCAATGATGGTTATGCTTGGGGATACCTTGGAGATACTAAGGTAAAAGATTTTGATGCTCTTGCCAAGGCTAGAAAGAAGTCTGGCAAGTGAGACACATCCTTTACTTTACTGCAGATTGGTGCCATCCTTGCAAAAAAGTAAAGCCAATAGTTGAAGAACTTAACCGTGATTCTTCTGTTAAGTTTCAGTTTATTGATGTTGACCAAGAAATAGAAATGGCTAAAAATATGAATGTTAGGTCAGTCCCTACATTTATTGTTATTGACAATGGATCTGAAGTAAAAAGAGCAACTGGCGCACAAACAAAAGAACAGTTACAGGAATTAATGTCAGATGGATGAAGACCACTCTGAAATTTTTGACATGCTAATCCTCAATGGAGCAGTTGAGGTTGTGGGTGTTGACCCAGTTAGCGGTGAGTTCCTATACTCAATGACAGAAAAAATGATTGAAATTATGCCAGAGGTATACCAAGAGCATATGAATCAGGTCAATAATCAGATAATGAATCTTTGGCAGGATGGGTTTTTAAATGTTGATTTAATGGATTCTAACCCACTAGTAACCCTTACGGACAAGGCTTTTGATATAAAAGAACTTAGCAAAATGGACACAGAATCACTTGAGTGCCTCAATGAAATCAAAAGGGTACTAGCAAAGTAAATTCTGCTATAATCAGTATATAGGTCTAGGAGGATCATTATGCCATATAAGGTTGGAGCCAAAGGCTCATTTGGGTGCTCTGGCTACCCTGCACTAAAAGAAGGCACAAATGAAGTAATGGGATGCCACACTTCAAGAGCAGAAGCAGCAGCACAAATTTATGCAATTAATCGTAGTGAGGGTAACATAGGTAAGTCTATGCCAAACCTAAAAGAAGGCGATTTTGCTATGACTGCACATGGTGGAGATGAAGAGTTTCACATTGGTCAAGTAGTTCATGTAATGCGTGAAGGTATGCTAGGTATTCCTGGTGGAGAATATACACTTGAAGCAACTCCTGAAAATCCTGCGGTATTGATTCAGTTATTTGAACAAGATGAAAGTGGACTATGGGAAGCAACAAGAACATACTCTGCTTGCACAATGAATTTGTTTATTCCTATTGATCCACTTCCAGTTGAGCCAGAACTAACTGTTGAAGATATGCCAAATATGAATGCACAACCAGATCTTATGGATGCTTATGATGCCTCAATTGGAAAAGCAAAGAAGCCTAACTATGGAGCAATGATTAAGCCACGTACTGGTGGATCTTCTCCTGCAAACCCAAAACTATATGCAAGAGTAGTTCAAGCAGCAAAAGATAAGTTTGATGTATATCCATCAGCGGTTGCAAACTCTTGGGTAGTTCAAGAATATAAACGTCGTGGTGGCACATATAAATTTGATTCAATAGAAGAAACAAAAAGTATTTGGAGTGGAATGTTTGATCCGAAAGGATTTAATAAATAATGCCAAAGAAAAAATCAGGATCCTTTAATGCAACACAAATTAAAGATGGAAAGATTGTTCGTATGAATAAGAATGGAACAGTTAAGTCTATTCTTGGTGATTACTATGTTAACCATAATAAGGTAAAGAAAAATGGCTGATACATATACTCCTACTTCAGGTATGAAGGCTGCTGCAAGAAGAGCGCTTAAGTGGAAAGAAGAAGGTAAAGCAACTGGTGCTGGAACCCCTGTAGGTTGGGGTAGAGCAACAGATATTGTTAATGGATCTGCAATGTCTCTTGATACTGTTAAGCGCATGTATTCATTTTTTTCACGGCATGAAGTAGATAAAAAAGGTAAAGATTTTTATAATACATCTAACCCATCTAATGGTCGTATCATGTGGGATGCTTGGGGCGGAGATGCAGGGTTTTCCTGGTCAAGAGCAATAGTTAATCGTGAAAAGAACAAGGTTTGGGAAGGTAGCCCTTTTGATTTTAGAAAGGGTTAAGCATGGAGTATTTCCTAGTAGTGGGCTTGACAATCCTTGCCACCTGGTTTATAATTAGAATAGTAACAAAAAGTAAATATAAAAAATCTCATAGAGTTATATATCGCCAAAGTGATATGCACAAAATGATGAAAAAGTTTTTTACTTATGAGTTACCACAGCACCAAGATACATCTTCTCAGTTGCAAAAGCGCAGAGAAAAGAGTACAATTAAGGTGTTAGTTGTAGAAGATCAAGCATATTGGGTGGCTAGTAATATATTTTATGTTGCTAATGTTGAAGATGGTGCACCAGTACCAGAATCAGCAAAGCCAGTAGATACAACTAATATGTCAAAAAAAGATGTTGAGAAGATGTTATTCATATTGGATAACTTAAGGAGTGGGAATAGAAATGATAGTGGCAGTACAGGGAACAAATGATTTTAATGATTATCAAATTTTTCTTCGTGCAATGAGCGTTGCTCTTTCTGGCATGAAAGAAGATGATAATGAGTTTATTATTTATTCAGTAGGCCCAGCAAAAGTTAACTCTTTTGTTTCAGAGTTCTCAAACTTATCTGAAAGAGGGATGAAGGCTCGTGGCAAGAAGATTAAATTCTTTAAGGCACCTACTTCATGGGTTGAAGAAAATATGAGTTACGTAAACTACTTTGCTTTCTTAAGCACACCAAAGCAATCAAATTCAAAACTTGTTGCTCAGGCTGAACTTAACAATGTTGAAGTTGGAATCTTTAGATACTAAAAGGGGTAAAGATGTATTATAAAAGACTTAGATGCAATGGAAAAAATTGTATCAAAAAATAGCAACCTAAAATGGGTTGGTTGGGATGTTCTAGAACTCAAGAAAACAAATCTTGGCAGAACAGATGCTAACGGTATTCGCATTAACAATGAATGGTACATTCAAAAAACTTTTAGTCCTTCTCGTAGTGGCTGGGAGATTCCAGGCAAGTATAAGGAGTAGACATGAAGCAGCATCTATGGAAAGACGATGCTCCATGCAAAGACCTTGATACTAATATATTTTTTGATAAATATGAAGATGAATCTGAATCCAGATTTTTAGTTGATGCTTTATGCATGCAGTGTCCACTAGCAAGAAAATGTTTTGCTAATGGTGTATCTGGAAAAGAATGGGGAGTTTGGGGTGGTGTATATCTTGAAGATGGTAAAGTATCTAGAGAATTCAACAACCATAAAACCAAGGCAGACTGGGCAGACACATGGCAAGTTTTAACAATGGATAAATAAAATGTATACAGATGCAATGAAGAGAGCGTTTCACGCAGTGCAAGCGCCTAAAGGTTTTTCTGTTCAACTTATTGACAATGATCACTTTCTTACTATAAAATTAGATGAAAGACATTTTGCTGGACTATTGCATGATCAAAAGATCGCAGCATTACAATATGTTGTACAACTTAAGAATGCTTTAGAGATGGAAGGTGCTATTGTGCTAGTTACGAGAGAGGCTCTGAAATGATTGAAAACACTATTATAGTTGTATTAGGTTCTGCAATGGCTTGTTTTGTAGTAGCCTACCTTATAACTTTAAGAAGGCTAATCTCTTCACAAAAACTTGCAGGTAAATTATATGTTGACAACTTTACTTTAGAAGAATATATAAAGACACTCAAAAATTTAAAAGAAGATAAGTCAGATCAACAGATACATCAAGAGAACTTCCTTAAGTTTCTTGCTGATTCACGAGACTGGGCATTCAATTATATTGAAGAGGTTCAGTCTGGTCTTAGTAAGTTTGTTAGTGATGTTGAACCAGAAATCAATTACTTTAAAGAGTATGGGGATCTTATATCAATGGAACCAAACTACAACTCATTAAAGAAAATATCACAAGCATATGAAGAGTTAAAAAAGTTACTACCTAAAGAGGAAGAAGAAGTAAAGTGAAAGATATTATCTTATCAACACTAACAGGTTTTGGGTGCGGTGTCGTGTTCGCAGCATTCAAATTGCCAGTACCAGCACCACCAGTTTTTGCGGGAGTCGCAGGAATTATTGGTCTATGGATTGGCTTTACAGTACTAACACAAATTATATCCTAGGAGGAATAAAATGAATAAGAAACAACTAGAGGCACTACTAGCATCATATGGTCGCTCAGTACTTGCATCAGGTCTAGCACTATACATGGCTGGCGTAACAGATCCAAAGGATCTATGGACAGCGCTTGTTGCTGCTATCGCACCAGTTGCAATCAGAGCAATTAATCCTAACGACAAGGCTTTTGGTGTATTACCAGATGCTAAGGAAGTAGAGAAGGCTCTCAAGGCTGCTAAGGCACCTGTAAAGAAGAAGGCAGCAGTCAAGAAGGCAGCGCCAAAGAAGTAAGTAGTAAAAATAGTTAGGGCCAGTCTATATTGGGCTGGCTCTTTCTATGTTATCATGGAGATATATGTCAAAGACAGCGCTAATAATGTGTACGTATATAAGGTTTGAGAACCTAAATACAACTTTGGCCTGCATAAATAATCAAACAGATAAAGACTTTGACTTTTATATTATAGATAACTCAGGCCAAAATGAAAAACTTTTAAAGTATTTAGATAAGTTTAAAGGCAACCTAAATATTTCTGTACACAACTATGCAAATGATTTTAAACAATTTGCTAGATTTTTATTAGCAAAGGATCTTGCCGAAGATGGATACGAAAAAATAATCTTTATTGATGATGATGAGATAATTCCAAATACATTTATAGAAGAATGTCACAGACAGTATGATGAGACTTGTGTAAAATCTTTTTGGGCACACAGAGTTAACTTAAAATACAAAAGAAAAATTAAGATTGAAAAAGAAGAATTAGGAAATTATGCTGGAACAGGTGGACTAATATGTAGCGCCAAACTATTTCTAAACGAAGACTTTTTTGATTGCCCTGAAGAGTATTGGATCATTGATGATCTATGGTTATCTTATTATATATTAAAGTTTACAGATTATAAAATCAAAGAACTTAAAACAGATATTAAGTTTATTAAAGATAGGAAGGCTACTTTCCTTACGCTTGGAGACTTAAAACAAAAGTTCTCCGAAGAGTTTATCCTTCCAGAATCTGAAGGTATTGATCCTTTAGAATAGATGGGTCAAAGTTTTCAAACCCAATTGTCAAAGCCTTTTCCTTTTGCAGCCTCTTATCACTATCAACATAGCGATCAATCTTCTTGGCAAGTTCTCTAACATCTGCTTCATAAACATCAAGTTTAACTCTTGTCATAAGAGTGCTAACCTTACTTGATGATACAAGCCAATCGCTTGGAAGTATTTGATTATTGGGAGATATATCAGTCATAAATACTGGAAGTCCACTCACAAGAGCCTCATTCATAGGAAGACAAAGACCAGCATATCTTCTTGGCATAACCATTGCGTCAAAGCCATTATACATTTCAGAACGGCTATCAATATTGCCTACCTCAACAGTGAGCCTAGAGTCTTTATAATTAATGTTTAGTTCGCTCTGACTTCTAATTACTAATTTGTAATCAGCCTTAGAGTGACGAAGCATATCAATAACAGTTTGAGTACCGTTTCTATCTTGTGAAGCAGCCTTGCCACCAATATGTAGTATCCGCTTATGATCTTTTGACATATTATTTTCTCTAACAGACTTAAAGTCATCAACATAAATTGGTGGCGGGATATGAACAACCTTAGTCTCATTACCAAACTTAGCAATAGTCTCATCTACCTTCCAATAACTGGGAGAAATCATATAGGTAGGCAATGGCATATCAGGTTTGTTAAGGTGATCAAGGAACTCATAGTTATACTGCATAAGAGTTCTAACCTTATGTCTCTGGGCTAAATGAATAAAGTGTGGGTGGTAAAAGGTTTCACAGGTTAGAACAGACTTCAGTCCATCCATAAACATAGCAACCTCTTGTTTTGTTGGAAAGCCATTAGTCATTGTGACATTGTATCCGTCATACCATTCGGGGTACTGCTTATTATTATTAAACTTAGTAGAGTTAATCAAAAGAATTTTGTCAGGGTTCAGCATCCTTACTAAGTCTCTTGTTTGATTACCCAAACCAGTATTGTCACACCTTGCAATAATTCCAAATGTCATTCAGTATATCCCCAAGCATCGTCATCTGATGTGAACTTTCTTGTTCCAGCACGACCATCAAGGTGATAAGATCTTTTTATGTTTCCTTCTGGATGGTATATCCAAAGTTTATGTTTATCCCATCCATCATCTTGAACAACCCCATGAAATTTATCTTCAATAAATGTTTTTTCATCACAGGTAGGGAGAACAACCTCTCTATAATATTTAGTAAGACTAAGGTGTGGCCTCTGACTCCACTGTGTGGTTTTCATAAAGCCATCCTCAAGACCAAACATTAAGTGTTCATGCTCAACAGGAATAGATGCCTCAAAGTGAAAACGAATTGTATTTGCCTTCTCATACTCAAGTAGGTCCAAACACTTTTGCCAATCAATTTCAATATCAGGAGTCAATGGGGCATCTCCTTCTACATATATCATTGCTGCTGTTTGGACAAGATCAATAGTTTCTTTCATCATATTTGTTTGGTGACTGTGTTGGTCAAATATAACTGGCAAAACATTTTTCCACTGATGCAAACACTTCCACAAAATCCTGTTCTTAAACTCATCGTAATCATCTTTACGGTTTAGTCTTTCTTTCCTTAGTCCATCAACCTGAAGAATGATCTCGTTGTCTGGGAAGTGGCTTCTTATAGAGTCAATTGTTTCATCTAGTATAGATGTGTCTGGATGGCTAGGAATTATAGAAGTTGCTACAATTATAGTTACATTATCTTTGTTCATAAATATCTTTCATAATCTCAATAGAAAAATCTCTCTTGTATTTAATCCACCAACATACAACCTGATGCATATTATTTGGATAATTATTAATAAGATTAGGCAGCATTTCTTTTAGTTTGTTCCAGTTATCAACTTTTTCAATTGGAATTCCTGCAGGGTAAACATAGTTAAAATAATCAGTCATCTCACCCTTAGAATCAACAAGATCCCCAACAGGCAAAGCCAACATCTCAATAGCCTCAAAGAATCTAAAGGTATCTATTACCTGCGCCCCAGCAGGGGCTGGAGCAACCCTAGCCTTTGATAGGGTACTGTAGTAGTCTTTGGGCTGTTCTCCCTGTGCAAAGCCTGCTGTGGGCTTATAAAGGGCATTTGGGAGACTTGGCATGACCTCTCCTAACTGCTGCCTACGCTGATGGGTTATTTGACCACCAAAATATACATCATATTCTTTAACAGGATAATCAGGTAAGTTGTTCTTTAAATGCTGAGGAACGCCAATAAAAAACTTATTATATTTTTCATGTTTTTTGTGCGGGTATTGAACCCAAATAGAAATATTTGGATGCTTGATCTTATCAACATTAAAGTTACCAGACTCATCCCCAGTAATAAATAGAACTACTCTGCCTGCCTTTTGTAGTTGCTTAGAGATATAGTCTTCGCTTCCAGCATTTCCTTGTCCAGGAATAATAACAAAACATCTTTCATCGTTAGGTATGCTGGTAACTGTTACTTGCTCAATCTTATTACGCTCAAAGGTAAGCCTAAGTAACTCATAGTCCCACTTACCATCAGCAGAATCAAGAGGGTTTGTAGAATATATATATGCTTTAGGCAGGCTCATAGTAGAAATGAACCTCATGCTGATAGTCTATTAGATGTTCAATATATCCAATACCCTTGATAAACTGTCTAAGATCATATAGGTATTCTTTCCAATACATCATCATGAACTCTGGATGACCAGATAGCCAGATCTTTGGTCTAAACTCTCTCATAACTTTTTCTGCACCACCAAGAACACGCCATTCACTACCTTCAACATCAAGTGAGATTACTGTAGGTGGCTTCATTCCTTTTTCGTAAACAAGAGTATCAATCTTTGTTTGTCCATATTTGTCTGCTTCATACTGAAGTTCTTTAAATCCGTGTGCTGCTTCAATTGGAGCGTCTGCTTCTGGTGGAAACTCGTTGTAATAGATACGAGCAAGTTTGTTATCTTTGTCAGATGCAAAACCAGGAATAGAAGCCAGTGGCATTTCTAGATTATTTGCACTCCATAGCAACGGGAAGTGTGACCAAACCTTTGGATTGGGTTCAAACAATACTACCTCTGCTCCCCACATTTGACACAAAGCAGGCATCTCTCCTTCTTCTGCACCAATGTAGTAAACAACATCGCCCTTGCCAATATTCTCATGCATTGATTTTAGTCTAGGCTTTTCCCAACCATGTGGCTGGTACCAGTCTGGTCTATCTGCACGATGCTTTGGTAGTATAATTTCAAACTCTCCGTTAATAACGGCCTTTACCATTTCTGTCATAGCCCTAACTCCTTCATAATAGTGGCCCACCTATGTACATAAGTGTGCTGTTGCTTAGTCTTGTTATGACCATTTGATCTAATTACTTCTCTTTCAGAATCATTATCAAGATACTTATCTATCTTAGATTTTAGATCTTCAAGATTACCATGTTCATAAAATACAATCTCTTTACCATCTTCAAAGTAATCTTCAAGCCCAACAATGCGAGGGTAGATAGTAAATCCACCACGACCAGTAGACTCAAACAACCTATCACTAGTATAGTAAGGGTAGTTAAAGTTAATGTTAAGGCTGTCTCCAACGGCTACCTTGCTTTGTGCGTATATCTTATTTAACTCATCACCACGAACAGTTCCAGTATCTCCATCACCACCAACATGAAGGAATCTATCTCCGTATGTTTTTCTTAAAAAGTCTATCAAGTCTGAGCGATACTTGTGTTCATGGTGATATCTTTTGCTACCAACAAAAATAACATCATACTTAAATTTATCTGGGTTATATGCTTCATGAATATAACATTCTTTATCATAAACTCCAGCAGGAATAAAATGTCCTTTTACCTGTGTGTTCTCATTAAACCAGTCAGCCATCAATTTATCTACAGTAAAAAAGTGTCCAATTGTTTTATAAAAGTTATCTTCTTGAAGATCTTTCTGGCGATCAAGACCAAACCATAGGTCAAGGTGGTAGGTAATTGTCTGCACACCTGCCTGCTTTAGTTGAAGCAAAACATTATCCATCGTAATCCTGCCAGTTGTTTCCCAGCCATGAGTATGTACCCAGATAAACAGATCTGAGTTAAGCGCTTGGTCAAGAATTACATGACTCTTTGCTTTCTTTTCTTGCAACTTTACAACGGTATGTCCAAGAGACTCAAGACTATTAACATGATGATTCTCACTACTATAAGAAACCTCAAAGTTTCCTAGAAATACGATCTTAGCCAATGAATTACCCCTTTTAGTTTCATTCTATTATAGCATCATTGCGCCCCTGGCAGGAATTGAACCTGCGACACATGGCTTAGAAGTCCATTGTTCTATCCACTGAACTACAGAGGCGTACACCAGGTAGGACTTGAACCTACGATAACCGAATTATGAGTTCGGGGCCTTAACCAACTTGGCTACTGGTGCTAGTTTTACTTCTTTAGTTTTGGCTTTGGCATTCTATCTTTTATTAATTCTATTACTGCATCAATGCCTTCAGCATATGCCATTGCATCATCTTTAGCCCACATCAACTCACCAGTATCTTTGTGAAAAGAAGATCCACGATAAACTAAATAATCATTCTTGGCTTTTTCAAATAACTCAATAAGTTGTTTGCGTTCTGCAGAAATGCTTTTTTGGCACCCACTACAAGGGCATAGCCATTCTCCACGGGATGGAGTTTGATTTGGATCAGCCACTTATAACTACCCCAAACAATACACCTATAAGAAACATTCCAATACCAATAGTCCAATGATAAGACTTCATAAAATAATCTTTAATAATTTGATCTCTTACCTCATTGGTAACACCATAATTATCTTTCATCAGGAACCTCTAACCTTTCGTCTCTCTTCCAATGTATAAAGGATTTAACATAAACAATTCCGTATGCAATAGCAGCAACAATAAATCCATATTGTTTTGTAGCCAAAGCATAAGCAATCCATAAGCATTCATTAACACATAGAACTACCCAACCCCAAATAGTTTTACGACCTACAAGAAATATTCCTGTAACACCAATGGCTGCTAATACCCATGACCACATCACTGCACAACCTGTACTGGGATCATAATGTTGCATCTTTCACAATATCGGTATGTTGCACCAGTATATGGGCAAGAGCCTGCAGGCACAAGAGTGTGTCCAGAAAACTTACACTTAATAGATTTAATTAGACTGATTAGCATCAACTTCGTTTTGTCCTCTCGCAATGGCAGCAGAAATCTTAAACGCCTTCTGGGTTCTGCGAGATTTGTTTAGTCCTTTTGCAGCCCAAAGATCAGATGTTGCAAGTATGTCAACGGCAATCTGTTCTCTGATTTCCTTTACTGTAAATACAATAAAGTCCCAAACCTGTTGCTTCTGCTCATCTGTTAGTTCTTCTGTCCAGTTACTCATCTGATTCCTCTTCAAACTCTCTTAGTGCATTTTTATTTTTAAAGCAGGCATTGCAATCTCCATTAACGAGCCTTGATCCACAATCCCCACAGAACATATATCCAGTATATACTACTTTCAGGTTATTAGCAAGTGTGGTACTATTGTTATATGTGTCCAAAATGTTTTAATAATGCAGTACCTATTATCTATGGTGCCGTTACAGATGATAATCTATCTAAGCATAAATCTGGAGAGATTATTTTAGCGGGGGATAGGTTTAGATACGAATCTACCTATAGCCACTACTGTATGGAATGCCTAGAAGGTTTTAACCTTTAATTCTTCCAACTAGTCCAGCGATAACTTCTGCAAACTGTTGAGAATTAAGTCCCCACATAAACTCAGAGGGAAGATCAACTGTTACACCAACAAGAGATAGTTCATTTAATATGTACATTCTCTGGTTTTGTAGGTAAAGTTCTGGAGTTAGGTCTATGCCATGAGCCTTAGCCCAATCCTCAAAATCTTTTTCTTTACTATCTTGATCCATCCCAGTCCCCTATCTTTGTAGTTGGAATACCATTCTTTTCCCATAGTTCAATCACTGATGGGTTATCATCAAAGGCATGCACAACATCCCACTGTTTATTAATTCTATAAAGAATGTCATCTTTTACTTCATAATCTTTTCTAAAGTCACCATCTTTACGCATGTACAGGGCATCATGATAGATACCATTCTTAGCCATCCAGATAGAGGTAACGCCTCTCCACCATTCACGCCTAGAAGTTACTACAACAATATCTAAACCATTTTCCATAGCATCACGAAGGTAGTCAACTGCTTCTTGGTTTGGCTCTGCACCAATAGATTCTTCATGAAACTTGTCGTAATTCTTTTTAAACTCTGGATCATTATTTATATTACGTATGTTGTGTAGGTATGGATCAACATTTGCCAATGTTCCATCTACATCAAATATTACTGCCTTGCGTTTAGCCATTTTTTAATTCCTTAACTATGTTGTGGAACTTGTCAAAGTCACAAACGTTTCTGCCAAAGTTAGCAAATCTAGTTGTGATAACAATATTCTCTTTTGTATAATCTCCGTTAACATCAATCTTATCTATACTAGGACACATAGGATGCTTTGGCATCCAGTCAGGGTGTGATTTGTATAAAAGGTCTAAATCTAATTGTACCCCAAACCAGTAGCATTTGCCAAATTGCTTATCCCAAATCTCTCTTAATTCATCTGGTGTAACATAAATTTTAGCGGGGATCCAAGGTTGCTGTTGTGAACCTGCTATACCACCAACACTAGAGGCTTTACCTTCCATTCTACGTTTATTGGTAGATGAATTTATAACTGTCCAATTACCCTCAGAGTCTTGGCGCACACCATTAGATAGGATGGTTGACCAAAGTTTCTTAAAATGATCTCTCATTTATTTTGAAGAGTCTAAAGGCATTACCGATTCACAGGGACAGATTATTGACTCTGGCAATTCATGAACCTTGGTATTAATAATAATAGAAGTTTTGCAGTCAGGACACTTATAAGTATTTTTCATATAATCAGTATATCAAACTTTCTCTTTGTTTGGGATATCATAAAAAGACTTGTAGCCTTTACTAACTATAAGTCTAGCAATTTCAATAGTGCATACTAAGTAACCAGCAAGCATACCAAATAAAAATTTAAGCACGACTGGTCTCCTTGTGATCTTTCTTTAAATGATTTGTCAAGGTTGCATGTGCAAACGGTGAGCGTGATTCAATCTGTTTCTTGCATATATAGCAGATTACAATCCTCATGAGTTCCAGATCCAAACCGCTAGAATTGTACACAAAATGAACGGTATAACCGAAAATATAAACATATCCATATTTACCCCTTTATACAAGTATAGCAAATATAGGTTAAGAAGTCAAACTTAGAATCCTCTCAAAATATAAACTACACCAGGAGAGCCTGCTCCACCTGCTGAATTATTTCCAGATGACGTACCGCCTCCACCTGCTCCATAACCAGTGGCTGCGTTTCCTGCACCGCTTCCACCTCCGCCACCAGTACCAACTCCAAGTCCACCACCTGCACCTGCTTGAGTGCCTCCGTAATAATTAGAAGTTCCACCACCACCGCCACCATTTGTTCCAGTTATATTTGTAAGTGGTGATGGGTTAATATTTGATCCACCAGGAGGACCACCTTGATTGCCACTACCTCCACCGCCAGCATTAGCAGAGATTCCTATTAAACCCGTATTTGTTAGATTGCTTGTTCCGTTACCACTAGCACCGCCACCGCCATACACTCCGCCACCGCCACCATTAGCAACAAAAAAGTTTCCAAAAGAACTTGCTCCACCAGCATTTCCAGGAACTCTATCTCCAGCAGTTCCAGTCCCAGCCGCACCAATGGTTACTGTAGTCGCTGTATTTGTATATACAATTCCACCAACCATTGCTCCGCCACCACCACCTCCAGTACCACTCATACCATAACTGTTTGGACCAGATCCCCCAGCCCCTCCTGCTCCAACAACAAGAACCATTAACTTTCCAGTTTGATTATATGTTCCAGTTGTTGTAATTGTATCAAGTGTTCCACTTAAATTATTATTAATAACAGCAGATGCAGTTTTTGTAATTGTTAAAATAGCAGAATCATTTGAATATGATATTGCAATAAAAGACTGTACAGGCGATGCAAGGTTTACTGAAACTACTTGATTTGTTGGTATTGTGACGGTAGTTATTGATAAACCAGTGTCAAATGATATTGCTCCATTAGTTGCTGCTGGAGAAAATGATAAACTATAGATACCTGATTCTAGTGACTGAACACCTTTATATTGCACCTTTTGTGAGGGAAGGGTTACTGCATAGGCACTTGAACCTGCACTTGCTACTGGAACTGGAAATACTGCTTGAGCCATTAATTACTCCTAAGTTAGAATATATACATTATATCATTCTTTATCCCAGGCTTTATTCATTATTTTTGGGTCATCAAGGTCTAACTTATAGACAGTTCCCCATTTCATATAAGGCTTATACCAAAGGTTTGACATATATGCGTGGTATCTATAAACAAAGCCACGAATATTAAGATCATCACAACGTAAAAATCTTTCTAGATGATAATGAGCAGGTATCTCACAAAGGTTGGCTATCCACCTCAGAGGAAGGATCTTGGTCCTGTGCTCTTTCGTAAACTTCTCTAGGAACCCATCGTAATCTTCCATTTTTATACTGCCTTTCATAACCTAGGGACTTCCAGTCCATCTTCATAATCTTTGGCTCTTTAATTTTGGTCAACCTTGTAAGTCATTGCAACATAACATACCACATACCCTGCAAAAAAAGCAGGGATTAGAAATAAAACATTAATCATTATTTATCCTTCCTCTTAGTACACCATATATGTCCATCAGACATGGTTTGATGTGTCTCCCAAAATAGAGGATCTTTCTGAGATTCCTCACACTTTGAACATTCGTTCTTATTCATTAATACCCACCCAGACATTCATTCCTAGTATGGTAAAGCCTAATCTTAACCATGGTTTTCTTATTTGGTGCATACAGTTCTTCCCCACAACAGGCAGTCTTTAGGTACCACTCTTTAGCAAAGAAGTCATACTGCATTCCTTTAATCTTAGCATACTTCTTGGCTACGAAGGTTTGAAATGGATCGGGGATATCATAAATCATTGTCCTGGTACACATTCCTTGCAGAAGGCAACACCAGTAGGCGCAACTCTGGCGGTAGCAGGATTAACATAGATAGCCTCAGACTTATCCATATGCCTACGACATACATAACATTTGGTCATATAACAAGTATATAGGGTAGGATGGTTTAAGTCAAGCGGTATGTAATTAATGGTATAATTAAACTAATTAACAACGGGAGATCACCTTGGCCATAGCAATATATCCAGAAATAACTGGAGCATCAACTTCAACAGCAACCTATGGTGTAGTTGTGCCAGCAGGTGCTACTCAGTACAAACTTGTTGCAGACTTCGCAAGTGGACAGTACACAGTAACATCTTTGCCAACAGCCAGCGTGGTTACAGTTACCTTTGTCTTGTCAGACAACACTACTTTTTCACTAACAACATCATCTGGAACGGTAACTGGTGTTTTGTTGAAAAATGCTGCTTATGCATATGTCAGCATGAATCTGACGGGACAGGCAAATACATCTGTATCTATCCAAAGAACAGCACTATTCGTATCATCAACAAGCCTTAGCGGTACAATTGATACACTAACCACTAGCGGAACTTACAATGCTGCAACAGGAATGGTACTTGTTTTAGCAGTTGGTGGCGGAGGCGGAGGATCTGGTGCAAGAACAGATAGAGTTGATAGAATGGGTGCAGGTGGTGGATACGGAAACCCAACACAAGGTTTTACGTATTTAAATGGACCTACTTCATATACAGTTGGCGCACAAGGAAATGGCGGTGCAGCAAATGTTGGCGGTAATGCTGGTGGAACATCAACATTCGGTAACGTTTCAGGTGTAGGTGGCAATGGTGCAACTTCTGTAAGTGCTAATGGTGGGGTAGGCGGAACTCCTGGTGGTGGAAACTATGGCGATGGAACTGGAACAACTCCAGGATCTGCAAATACTGTAAACTATAAAGATTTCTTTGCAAACGCTACAACAGGTGGCGGTGGTGGAGGTAACCAGAATACTGGTGGCGGATCCAATGGCGCTGGCTCAGGTATTGGCACTGGCGGTAAGGGTGGAGGCCAAGGTACAAATGACATTGCTCAAAGCGGTACAGGATACGGTTCTGGTGGTGGAGGCGGGGGCGGATACAATGCAACCATTAAAAGTGGAGGAAATGGCGCACCAGGTGTCATTTACGTTCTAAGAGGTATCTAAATGAACAAATGCCTACTTTGTGAAGAAGATATTGCTGAGTTAAACAAGATATCTAATAACTTTTGTGCGGGATGTATAGAGTCAAGTCCTACGCTCAAAGATGTAAAGAAAAAGATCACACTTCTTGAAGTGCTTGAAAAGACTAACAGTTATGCTAAGCAAAATGCAATTAGTGTTGATAAGCGAGATGTAATATTTGTTGATGATTTCATTGCTTTTCTGCAAAAATAATATTTAAGTTCGGCGCTGAATAGGTTTAAAAGTTCGGCGAAAATAGAGGATTATCAAACCTCACTATGCACCAAAGGTGCACTATCGGTTACTTTCCCAAGTAATACTTATACTCTGAAATAAACCTAGCCTTCTTTCGTGAGTTACACGATTTGCACAAGGGCTGTAAATTTCCAATAGAGTGATTGCCCCCTCTAGCGACGGGAATTATATGATCAATCGTAATGTTATTAACACTAGCACATAGAGCACAACAAGACCTATAGAGTCTAGTTAACTCTTTATCTAGGATAAGATATGACTTACCCCCTGATAGGAACACACGCCTTTTGTTGTGAGATTTTGATACATGAGATCGGAATTTTTCTTTGTTAGCCTGATTCCACTTCTTGGCTCTGGCAATACGAACATCTCTGGTTGCTTGAAAATATAAGGTTTTCTTAAGCATATACTCTTTATCTTGTTTCTGTTCTACCCAACGCTTCTTGTTAGATTTCTTGGTAGACTTCTTAACGCTATCTGGATTAGCCTTAGACCACTCACGAGCATAAGCCTTATGGCAAGGTTTACACTTTGCTGCACCTTTATAGAAGTTGTCCAATGGGAAGGTTTGGCTACATTTATTGCAGGTCTTCATCCATTTCCTTTTCCCAAATAATTCCACATCTGGTACAGGTAATACCTGCTTCCCTCATATACCAAGTATGCTTACACATTGTGGGTAGCCCAATAATATAAACACTTGCCACAGCATGGGGTGTTGAATTCTGAATCTTGGGCGGTAGCAAACTTAGCATAAATAATAGGATCTTTCCTATATAGATTAACCTTATGGGTAGTCGTAATACGCTTTAGCATGTCTTGGTTTGTCTGCCAAAAAGGAATAGTCTTACCCCACATATGGCTAAAGGACTGCTTTAGGGTTTTAAGGTTTGATACATTTTTGTCAGTCTTGATACCACGCCAGTCTGCTTCGTAAACCATCTGGTCTATGTAATCCATGAGGTGATGCTCAGAGTCTTTCCACATAAGAACTGCTGGATGGTTACGCCAAGCACCAGACTCAGATGCGCCAGATAAAACCTTCATAATCTGGTAGCCTTCTAGGATCTGTTTATTTAGGCGCTTATTGTCTAGGGTCTGGGCTGTGTATTCGTAATCTTGAAATGGCATAAAGGTTTGCATGTATCTAGTATCTCAGAAAAAGCGGGGGAAGTCAAGAGAGGATCGTAATCCCTAGTATAAGATATAACCCCATATGCCGTATAGCCAGAACACCCCAGAGAAAGTTATTTATCCCCTGAAAATTTCAAAGATAGCGTAAATGATTGCCAAACCAGATAATCCGATCATGCCGTATATCCAATAAATGTATAGTAATCCTATGTCCATGGTTTGATTATACTGTGGTTTTATAAGAGTTATCCACAGGTTTATCCACAGATAAATCTTACTGATATTTTTTAGATATGGTTTACAAGTTATGATGGTTTGTCTATTGGGTAATGGAGCATTTAGACAGATGCGTTCGTAATGTCTAGGGTGTCAAACCTCCTACCACACAAACCTTCATATGTCAAACCTTCATATCCCGATAGCGGATTATACCTCACAAACCACTATTTGTCAAACCTTCAAACCTTAAAACACCCTATACAAAATGTGAGAAAATGTCCAGTATTTGTAGGAAAAATGAATAAAAGGTTTGGATAATATCTAAAAACCAGGGAAAAAGGTTTGATATGAAATAAGGCTAAAAGCCATATCGTAATCTTTTATTTGGGTGTAGTTATACTAGGGAGAATGGGTATGATTTGCTGGATCCCCTGGCTTATATACCGTGGATCGTAATGTCTGATAGGATTGTGGATGATCGCTGGAGCGGGGATCGTAATAAAAGACTTGACAAACCTTAGTATCTAGAGTATACTGTGCCCCGAATATGGGGATATAAGGTTTGGGATCGTAATGTCAAAAAAGTCCCATGAATTTTTTGGATCGGTTCGTAAAGGAGGTTTGGCCAAAGGCCCCGTGATTTTTTTTCGAAGGTTCGTAAAGGAGGTTTTTTGAGAGTTCGACTATTTTTGCAAACCTGCTGCGTCAAACATTTCGTCTAGTGACTCATAAGATACTTTATCATCAATGCCCAACGCCGCTATGAGGAAGTTGAAGGTTTCGTTAATGTATGCCTCACTTGCGGGGGTAGATATAACAATACTTTCATTAATAAAATAAGCAAGAGGCAAACCTAAATCATTATAAGCAGTAAACTCTTTAAGGTTTTCATCATCTCTATACTCAGACCAGAACTCAGAGAGTATCTCACACATAGCCTCAAAGTCGGTCATGCGTCTACCTCTTGTGCCTTAAAGAAGGCTTCAATGCTATCAAAGTCTTGGCTTGGGTCTACCTCTCGCATATCACATAGGATATCATAGGCATACTCTATTGCCTTTGTACCGCTCAAAGTAGGGTTAGCCCATTGGCTTGCTATCAAACCTGATAATGTTAGTACATCCTCAAACTCATGCCAAAAGTCTACTGGTAAATACTCCACTGCTTCTAGTTCTAGATAATGATCTCCAATATAAGCAAGGATATCTGCTTTGGTTTCTATTCTCATTCTTGTTCCATTCTCCAGTTCTTGTAGTCGTGGTGTAACTTAGGTTCGTTCCTTACCTTATCCCGCTCTGCTTCTGCACTCTCAAAGACTACCATAAGGCGATTGAAGGTGAGTTCAGGTAAGACTCGTGCTACCATTATACCAACCTGCTCCAAATCAAGGTTTAGGTCAGATACTATAACATTAAACTTTTCTGCTAATTTTTCTTCTTTACCGATACCGCCAACTCTGCGTATGCTGTAAGCCATAGTACTCCTCTCTATCCATTATACCAAAAAGAAGGGGAGGGAGCAAACCCACCACAGATTGCTCCCCCACCCTAGAACTAAGGTGACCCTACCCCAGTTCTTGCTCAACTAAAACTGGTAGATATGCATCCACAAATTTATCAAATGGTACCGATACTCTATCAGTAACAGTCTTAGTAATGAAGTCAACTAGGACCGTGGTCTCACCTAACTCGTAACCGTCATTGTGAATTGCGTAGATACCAAAGCCGTGCTCATCTAGAATCTCATGCTGCATTAGATAACTAATGATCATACGTGTTCCATACGATGAGTCATCCCACCTAGGCTTGGCATGCTGCAGGGCCTGGGCCAGGTCTCGCTGCCATTCAGTCTCTCCCCAGTGGCTGTACAAGACGACCATAGGGCCTGTCTCACTGTCTTTAAATACGTAGTTAATGCGTGCTCCCATTATTCTTCAATCCTTTCTAGCGCTACTACACTTAGGTCATATAATATTTCTTTATATACTTCGTCTTGTTCTTCGGTGTCGGTGTCTGCTTGAAAGTTCATATACTGGCCTGTAGGCTCGTGTATGACTTCAATATTCCATCTAGGCATTTTGCTCCTCGTCTTGTAGGGTCTTTAACTCTTCTAGTGTAGCGCACTTTGGACATTTCTCCAACTCGCTGTATACATCACTAATCTCATAATTCTCATCTTCCCACTCTGTCTGGCAGTTCTCACAGAAATACCACGGAATGCTGACTTGAATCTGAATTAGTGTATCCTCTGGACATGGGACCTCAGTAATAAAATAACCAATCCTATTAACAAATCCCCAGCCGCTCCAGATGTAGGTGCCACCTTCTCCGTCACCGTGCATCCAAATTTTGGCGGGGTCCTGAGATTTAACAAACTCTACTTCCTCACCATATGTCTCAAACATATAACCGTCAAAGGAAGCATTGTCGTCTAGATGATTAATGATTGGTTTGTAGGTTTGGACAAAATCATCATAGTCCATTTCAATAAACTTATCCATTTAGTCTCATCCTAACAATGTCGTAAGCATCAATAGCACCAGCAGTATAGTCAACCATAGAGAAATCATTCTCCTGCTCATACTCATCACGCAACAAGGTAAGTTCCTCAATGCGCCCTGTAACAAATTCTAATAGGTCATCCATTGGCCTTGCTCCTATCTGCAATTGCAAATGCTAGTTGGTATGTTAATTCATAGACGTTGGCATATGCGTCCAGCAAACCTTCTGCATACTTGCGTTCCATGGAATCCATTGCGTCTCCATAGTCTGTATCTTCTTCAACCTTCTGCCAGTAGAGCAGTTCTGTTTCTGCCTCCAGCATAAGGTTCTTAAGTTCTCCGTGAAGGATATCTGTTCCTGATTCGCCTAGGTCTACTAGGTTTTGTAGTCGTGGTGCTAGGGTTAAGTTGTTCATTACTCTATCATACCCTCTGCCACTGACAAAAGGTGCTCGGTCGCTGCTATATTACCTAATACAAAATGATAACTTTCATCAGTTGAATGCAGTTGGTCTAGGTCCTGAATTAAACTAATACGATGTATCTTAATATACTCAATCAGTTTCTTCATCTTCCTCATCCTCTTCCGTAATCAGTTCAGATACGTCAATGCTATCAATCTCTGCGGTAAAGGAATAATCTGAATAGTCATAAGAAGCAATCTCCTCTGCCTGCTCTGCATTATCAGCCTCTACAATAAAGTAATAGGTTACGGCTACTTGGACTTCGTACTGCTTGGTTTCTAGTTCGGACACGGCGGTTTTTTCTCCTTGGTTCTTAATGGTCATATATTAATTATAGGGGTTTGAGTCTATTTTTACAACCTGTGTGGGTGTGATATCGGTCACATCGTAAATGACTGGGGCATTCCCATCTGATACGCCAATACTAATAATCTTATCAGATCCACAGGCGCACTGAGGCTCAAAGCAATCAGGCACAGTTTGTTGGGTAGTTATCTCGTAAAGGGCATCGCAATCAGTGCATAGATAATCATACTTAGTCCACACGTAATGACTCCAGATCTTGTTCTGTATAACATTTCTTACAAACCAGGGTAGACTCAAAGAAGGTAACGGAAGCATTACAACAAGCACTCATTAGTCAAAGTACCCTTCTGCTTGTAACCCTGATAGGAACTCCTGTGCAATGTGTAGATTATGATGTAACCATGGGTCGTCATTAGAGTCTACTAATCCCATAACAGATTGAATAGCAAGTATCATATCGTCATGCTCATTAGGTCTATATCCTAGCATTACTCAGACTCCTCTATAGGCTCAAATACATTATCAATAACATCTACATCATCAGGTTCAGTACCCTGAATTTCTTCAAGGAATAAGTCTTTAGCCTGTTCAATGCTATCAGCCTCAATCTCCCTGTTCCAATAGTTATTTACTCGTTCATAGTAATCAATGTTATAAATAGGCATTACTCTCCCCAATACTTTACAATAGTGTTCATGGTAATATGTAGGTGGCAATCACAAGGGTCTCCCCCCATGTTTTCCTCAAATTCAAAGTGCGATAGGTTGTCCTCATAAATCTCATTTACGAGTTCTGATATTGTGTATGGTTTGTATGTTGTGGTCATGCTTCTATCATAACACTAGGGTCTGACATTTTGGACTGCCATAGAGAACAGTTATTATCTAGTCTATCTCCAAAGACACGGATGTAGTCTGCGATATCCTCTGTTTGTTCTGTTAGACATTCTTTAACTGTGTCTACTGATATAAATACTCTGCCATTCCATAGACCCATTTGGCCAATGTTTGTTGGTACTTCTAAGCATCCGTAAGTGTCTTGCTCCCAGCCTACTCCTTCTGAACAAACCAGGGCATACTTATTGTCGCCAAATACATTTTTTTCTTCCAGGGTAACGAGTAATAGATTATCTACTGTACATGGACTAAACTCATTACTATACTGTAGACGATAGATATCATTAGCAATTGTGGCTAACTTCTTACCGTCTACGATTTGACCGATATATCCCTTAGATCTATTTCTCATTATGTTCCTTACTGTTGGTGGTTTATATTTAATTTTACCGTAATGTGGTTCATAAAGCAAGTCTACGTAATCGTAAAATGTCCGATTTGTGAGGTTTGGTACGTAATCGTAAATGTGAGGTTTGTCACACCGTTCGAAAAATCTTGCGAAGCGTACGGGACTTGAACCCGTGATCTCTACCGTGACAGGGTAGCGCATTAACCAACTATGCTAACGCTCCAATTATGGAGAGCAGTTTTATTTCATGCTCAGGAAAATTTGTTATGCGATAGACATTACATTCTGCACAACTTTTAGTAAGCGATTTTTTTCTGCGTTGATAGCAGGGTCAAATCCGCTTGCGCTTGCAAGGATTGACTCATTAGAGCCACCACGAGCAGAACGGTACCAATCAAGGCGTTCGGTGAGAGCATTGAAAGCACCCCACGCATTACCAGCAATCATGCCATTGAATTCACCAGTGTAAATATCGTTGATAACATCAACTTTATTTTCCCACTTCTTGTTGCTACCCTTAGCATCTTTTTCTGGCTTAGGATATGCAGCGAGAATGATTTTGTTGAAATCAAGAGCAGAGACTTCCTTCTCAATCATCGCCTTAGCCATGATATCAAATTCATCCATGTATGCATTAGCAAGACCGAGAGTCTCACGAGCAATTTGCACTTTACCGTTAGCGGTCTGAGTGTGGCGAATTTTGAAAGATTGCTTGATACCCTTCTTGTTCTTGCGACCTACGCCACCAAGAGCAAGATTGAGAGTGTTAGCGCACACAACACGAACGGGTGTTATGCTTGCTTGAATAGCGATAGAGCCATCGTGTGATGTGTTGATGAGGAGATAAGTCTTTACCTTATCTGCAACACCGTTAGGGTCTAGAACTGTCTCACGCTCAAGAGCAAGAGCGCCGAATACTACACGCCCACCCTTGATAGAGCCAGCGGTTTCCCAACGACCGCCACCGTCTAGAATGTTATCACCGAATGAAAATAAATCCTCATTCTGTAAAACATGGTAACGCTCACCAACTACGCCAAGAACATCTGTCTGAGCATTGTCGGTAGGATTTGTACGCACGACATATTGGTATTCCTTGTCGCTTGTTAGGTGTGCAGGGATTGGCATATCCTCAAGACGAACATTCCAACCATTTAGATTTGCTGCTTCCAGCATTTCTAGAGTTGTTTTTTCCTCTGTGAATACGGTACCCAATCCATGCCATGCAGGTTCACGGAAAGATGCAAAAGATGTTTTTCCGTTTTGTGTTTCTAGGTCATGTGCCATGAGTTTTTCTCTTTTCTGTTTGTTGATATATCTAATCATACACGACCCCACCGACATATGCAAATCAGGCTAGTTAGATATGGGGCAAATCGGACATTCCTTAATGTGATTAAATTCACATGATCGTATGGGCGTGTCGTAAGTTATCCACAAGTTATCCACAGGCGGATCGAAAAATTTAGTGAGCAGTTTACATGGACTTGCTCAGGTCCCTTACCCAGTTTCAAGGCATGTGGCAGGCCATTTTAGTAGCCCCCTACTAAAAATCAATCCTGTCAACTGAGGCGCTAAGCCAAGTTATGTTATCAGAATTATAAGACACTGATTCAAAGTCAATATCATTTACAATTGACTCAACGTCTTCATCGTGTGGAACGGTTAGAGTTAGGTTGTAACTTACGGTAACCTCAACTTCAACTTCCTTGGTAAGTTCAAAACCACAAATCTCTGCAATTTCATTTGCTTGTGATTCTGTGATTCCGTTATTCTCTAACTCATTCAGTGTCCATGTCTGCATTGCTTCGTTGACACGATTAATCTCTGCAGCCTGTGCATAGTCACGTTGAGTGACACGCTGAATGTGTTCATCTTTACTTTTTAGTGATTGCTGTAGAGCCGCAATCTGTGTGTTTAGGAATTCATTTGTTGCATTTACTACTGACTCCATTGGGGGCCTCTTTCTGTTAGGTTGTTTATATCTTCAATTGTACTACTGGCGACTGACATTTGTCAACTACCAAGATGATGAGTAATAGAATGATAACTTATCAACTTCGGCTAGAGCAAAGATACGCTCTAACTGACTGATAGTATCATTTAGGCTGTGCCAATACCACTCATCAATATCTGTGTTGCCAAAGAAAAATCCTGCTTGTGGTGGCAGTAGGCTAGGGTCTTTGTTTTCTAATGCGTGCTTGCATAGTGCTAGCAATTCTATTAGTTTTTCCTGTGGAACATAGTAGTCGCCACAGTCATCATCTCCATCTTGGACTTCTCTTACAAACCAAGAATGTATCCAATTAGCCTTGCGCCAGTAAGCACAGGTTACAGATACTTCTGCTCCATAGATATCTGTAGCAACATCGGATAGTTGTGTCAATTCCATTAGGTCATTGAATTTTGGATAGACTGCTTCAGGAGATGAATAAGATAATTCATTATCATTCTGCAAGGCTTTCCAATTGATTTTTTCTAAGTGCTTCTTAGCGCTGAGATACATATCTAATCCCATTGGGGGCTTCCTTCTTTCTGTTTTGATATTAATATAAGTCTAGCAGGTGGGTCTGACAAGTACCAATCGTAAGCGCCATAATCTTAAATAATGAGACGTAAAGGATGTGAGAAAAATCACACGGTTCGAAAAATTTTTGCACGCAGCAAAATAAAAAATGATTGGGAACGAGTTTTTATTGTGCACCTTTCAACTCTTTTCAGCAGCGGGATCCGCATCTGCCCAATCAAACTTAGTGTGAGCAGTTTTGCTTCATGCTCAGGAAGTTATTTCCCGTAGTGGGAATTATAGGTAGCGAGCCACCGCATTATATGTAGAAGTATTTACAACTTCCTCGTCGGTCATCTTTAGAATACGAATTGCATTAGACAACTCATCTTTCTGTTCCTTATACTGGTGCGAGTGCATCTGCTCAAAATCACGCTCAGGTGATACTGGCAACTCTGACTCTGTAACTGTTAGGTCAAAGTCAATGTTCAGGTTGTTATTCCATGAACGATAGTTGGTGCGGAAGTTTTCTGCCTTCTTGATGTTGGCGATAGCATAGTCCTGCATTTGCTTTTTCCACTTCTCATAAGACTTCTGATACTTTGCCTCATTAGTTGCTTGTGATGCGTAGTCTGACTCTAGTTTAGCGAGTGCGCCTTCTAGTGCCTTGATTACCTTTGGTGTTGAGATTTTTACGCTAATTGCTTTTCCTCTTGTTGCCATTGTGTTTTCTCTTTTCTTTGGTGGTTGATTTTGTTAGGGGGATTTGGTGAGCCTTTTAGTATCTTGCTCAGGATAGTTCCTGCCACTTATTTATAGTCGCTGTACATTGGCGACTTTGGACTTACTTAGAAGTCCAAGTAGTGTAGCGAGTGTTACCCTCTACATCTAACTTT